TAAAGGACGTATGGCAGAAGACGCACCAAAGATGGCTATCACTGATGGCCTGACCAAAGCACTATCTCACCTTGGCTTCAATGCAGATGTATTTCTTGGTGAAATGGACGGCAACAAGTATGCCGCAGACTCTAAACAACCTAACTCAAACGCACAGAAAGGCGGTTGGTAATGACTGAACATGACAACACAAACAGAGGCGCGGCTTTCACACCGTACCCAGAACAGAAGTTTATTTTATCAGGAAGAATTAATTATCACGGAACAGATCGTAATGTTGCGTTGATTACTGGTGAAACAAAAGATGGCAAGAAAAAGATTGAAGTCTATCAAAAGATTGGCATCATGTTTGAGAATGATCGTAAAGATGTACCAGCCAAGCCAGACTACACTGGCATGATTGACAATACTAATCTACGTCTTGCCGCATGGCGTGGTGATAAAGATGGTAAACCATACCTATCTTATCAAGTCTCAGAGAAGCAAGACGCGCCACAAACAGCTGTGCCTCAAAGTCCACAGCAAGATGCTGGACAAGATACAAATGATGATGTACCTTTCTAGTATCTCCTCGACGAATGAAACCTCCCAAACTCCAGCCCCTTAGTGGGCTGGCTTTCTTTATGGAGAATCTCATGCAAATAAAAAGCGATGTACCTATACCGCCACCGCTTAAAGAACGTGGCAAATGGAACTGGTTAAATGTTTTAGAAGTTGGTCAAAGCATACACTTTGAAGAGTACAAAAAATTTGAGAATGCTAGACGCACACTACGAACCAGGGGATTCCAAACAGTTACAAGAAAAATGAAAGACTCTTGGGTAATCTGGATTACGCAAAGACCGGAGTAAATACAACATAACCTTCATCTGGATTATAAGTATAAACTTCATTGCGGTTATCCTTAGACTTGTAACTGCAATGAATCCAGCCAGTATTACCACCCTTGTAACACTCAAGAATTAACTGATCATAGTCAATGTTATTATAAATCCATTTAACCACTTCAAGATTGTCAATGCTTGGCACCTCAAAGTCTACAGCTTGACCCTTGGCATGCTGACTTTTAGCACTGCTACCTATTAATTTACACAACTCTTTTGTGCGATAGCCACTAGAGGGCGTAAACGGCACGCCAAAGCGTTCTCTCACAGGCTCCAGTACATTAGTACACACAAGAGTCAACGCCTTTATATGAGCCTCTAAGGGCTGATTACTAATGCCATGTCTTTCTGCTGTCTGACTACGAATCATTTCTCTTAGCGTGAAGTGTTTGCTTAACCTCATTGCTTCTTCCCCTTGAAGCTATCAACAACACCGCCACCAAAATAAAATCCTAATATAATTAACATAGCATAGTTAATGCTGAACTGCTCCATCACTTTAGTCACCGCATCTGGATCACCATATCCTGAGATAGTCATGCCAAGAACAATCAAGTAACTGCCAAGAAATGTACCACCAAACATTAAGGCCAAATATCTTTGGGCAATCTTGAATGGTGCGTATGCCCCCAGCAAATCAACCTTGGCCTTACTCTTGGCCGCAATCTCTTCCTCAGTGCTGGTGTGCATGTCATCGATAAGACTCAAGCCTTTTTTGATTACATCACCGCCCCCAAGAATAGAATTTAGGACACCCATCATAGCTAACTCCTCAAATAATAAGCAACTGTACCAGCAATGCCGACCATAATAAAGACCGCCATTGCACCTACGAACATTTCTAACATGAATTGCTTGCGTCTTCTGGCTTTCTTCTGTGCCTCACGCCTTTCTGTGCGGCACTTAGCTTGAAAAGCTTGCCAGTCTGACCAAAGCCTTGGTCTACCAGTATATATCATTATTTGTTTGAGTTGATATTCAGCCTCTTTGACTTGCTCTAATGCCAGAAAAGCTTGGAGGTCTGAGCCACCAACAGATGACTTGCTCTTTCCAGCCACCTTCTTTTCTAAATCTTCTTTAGCACCAACGAACTTAGCAATAGCAGTACCAGCTCTAGCCAAATCACCAGAGTTCGTCACTGCTTGTTTAATAACAGAGAATGCGGCATTGGCGGCGGCTAATTCTGCTAACATTAAAACACCTTCGTCTTACTAGGGTCTACTGCACGAGGCACACAATATGTTGTAATCCTGTCACGAGGATCAATCAAATCCAAATACTTGTAATTTCCGTGTTGTCTAGCGAGTTGTTTTGCGTACCACTGGCAATCAACAACAGAATAAAAAGAAAGATTTGTAACAACTTCTCTTCTGCCATCACCAACCCCCTGATACATTATTAAAACAAAAGCAACTACCCACTCAGTCATTAAACAAGCTGAACTAAAACAGCCGTTGCCATAACAACCATTGCAATAGTAGACCCCATAATCAAAGCCTCAAGTCTCCACAATCGCTTATCCATAGACTTAACCCAGCCTTGTAACTGATCATAGCGAACAGCACATTCTGCTTCGTGACGTTCTAAGTGTGCTTTGGTTTCGTCCATCAGTCAGCCTCCGGCCAATCAGCAATGGGTGCATTACCAGCAACAACACCATCTGTCATAGGCGCATCGAACAAAGCCACAAACGCGCTATGGTCAGCCGCGCCATCTATTGCCGCCTCGATTGTGTTTGAGGCAGTGCGAACAGCCGCACGATATGTCAGCGTTCCGGCTGGAACAAGGTACTCAGAAACTTCCTGTGCCTTGATGACCATCCAGTCTGTCGGCTGTAACAACCCACCAGCTTGTGTTTTGATGGTGGCTTTCCACTGTGACTTGAGGCCAAGTATGACAATCTGTTCACCGTCTTCTAGGACAGGGTTGCCGTCTTCATCCACAGCGTTGACATCATCCAATGCTTTAGGCGTGTTGGCATCCCACCAAAAACGATTGTCGAATGACGCTGGTGGGTCAACCCAGACTAGGCCAGCCGCAGTCTTCTCATCGTCAGACCATCTGCCCCAGCTAGTAGGGTGTTGAATGCCGTCAGCGTTGTTCCACGCACGTCCTTCTCTTATTCGTTTTCCTTGATATGTCCACATTTTCGTCACCTCGCGTTTGCGTATTTGAATGGTTGTTCTGCTATGGCTAGGTAGATGTAAGATTGATCAGAGCCGTTTATACCGCCCCAGCCATAACGCATTTTAAATCCGTTTGACAAAAAGTCTATGTTACCATTAGCTGAATTAGCGTCTTCCGCATTTGCGCTGTCAGCGTACAGGCGGTCATCCGCAACATTAGACGGTGAACGTGCTATATCCTCAATCACCCAGTTACCTGTGCCATCAGTGCGTTTAATCATAATATAGGCCGGCCGGAATCCGGTTACAATCATAGTCCCATCTGTATATGAACCATTGCCCGTGTATGACCCCACCTTGCACAGCCCTTCGGCGTTTGCGAACGAATAACAAATGTAATCGTCACCGCTTCCATTTCTTGCACCGCTTGAACCAAAGCCCAGCACAGAACTATTTGCTGTTTCTAAAACAGAATCGCTTGTGTAACTAGAAGTCGTGTGTAGTTTCAAGTATTGAGTAAGATTACCTGTCGCACCTAATGGATAAACAATCCATTCATCAGCACTATTAGTTTTCTTAACTATAAACAAATCTGGCTTAACGCCCAAGCCGTGCCCCCAAGTCATAGAAGACCCAGTTCCAGTGTACTGTGAAATACTAAACCAGTTCTGCTGGCTAGTAGCACCCACACTCACTGTGCTTGTGATACTGCCATCGGTGTTGCTTACGCCAGCACCGTTTGCCTTCCAGTTCCAACCAACATAAGTTTGGCTTGATTGGTTCGTTCTGTTGTTATTGTCAACTGTGAAACCATCGGTATCAAAAGAAACAAACTCACCAGCCGTAAGATTTTCTTCAGCCGTTGAAGCGTTTGAGGCTAATCCCTTAGTAGCACCACGAACAGCATCAACTAGCAAATGCGATGATGTGGAACTTCGTTCCTTAACCCAAGTAAGTGACGGCTGAAATCCCACGCCAGTAATCCCGTGGCTGTCCGTTTGATTGCCGCTGTATAAGACCGTATTAAAGTAATCCTCTGGCGTTTCATCAGCCGCTGTGTCAATAGCACCGCTTGGCAGATTAGCTGTGCATAGAGCGAGTGCGTCATCTGGCACTGTACCAAAGAAATCACCCAAGCCGTTTGCATCTGCATTGCCGCCAGCGGATTCGTTGCCAGCGAATGTGCTGTCCTGACCGAAGTTCCAAATACCTTGAACACTTGTTCCACTTGAAGCAGACGAAAAGATAAACCCAACGCCCTGATTGCCGCCACTGTCGGTTGTTTGAAAACTATCTCCAAGAGTGATCGCTGTGGTAGGAGTTGCTTCATCAAAGTTGCCAGAGCCATCACCCCAACTACCGTTCTTGCTATAATAAACTTCTGGTGGTGATGCGTCTAAATCAAGATAAACACCGAAAACATCACCAACAGCCCCAGCCGAACCATAGTTGTTGGTTATAGTTTCGCTTGAGCCTGTTCTAGTATAAACATCTGCCGCCAGAGGTCTAATGTAAGAATACCTTGTGTTGTTTGCGGTAGGTAAAATCTCTACTTGATATGGTCCAACCCCAATAAACTGGTTAGTTGAGGACTGGACACGACATTCTGCATACCATTTTCCACTGGTTGGAAGGATTGATGATATTGCTTGTCTGTTTAGATTTCTTCCTGACCCACTACTACCTGACGTGAAGTGAAGATTACCTTCTTTTATGCCCGCCCCTGATGCTGGTGGCGCACCCATATGCCGCAATACCGCAAAGTTATTAGTCGCACTGTCCGGCACAACGTCACTGAACACTAGGTTGTTCGGTTGCCAATCATTGCCCTCACCAGATGTATCTTTCCAGAACGCC